AGGGTCTATCGCTTCTAATACCCTTATCCAAGGTGCTCCTAGCCGGGAATGGTGGTCGGGCCAAGCAACCTCTCTCCAGAGCGGATTTAAGAATATCATACGGCAGTCAATGCTATCGGGCGAAACCACTAGCAACATCGTGAACTTAGTGAGAGGGACCGAGGCTCTAAGGTTTAAAGATGGTCTGATGCAAACCGCCAGAAATAAAGCGGAAGCTCTAGTCAGGACCTCGGTTCAAGTAGTGGCCAATGAAGCTAGGATGTCTACATATGAAAGCAACCGTGATGTTGTAAAGTATATCGAGTGGGTGTCCACCCTGGACTCTAGAACCAGCTCAACCTGTCAATCGCTAGACGGCTCAAAGTGGACCGTCGGCACGTTTGAACCCGTGGGGTCTAACAAGCAGACATTCCCCGGCCCCACGGCCCATTGGAACTGCCGCTCTACCCAAGTCCCGGTACTGAAATCTTGGGAAGAGCTTGGTTCAAAACGCAAATTTAGTGAAGTACCAGAGTCCACCCGGTCCAGCATGGACGGTCAGGTTAGCTCTAAAATCAGCTATGAAGACTGGCTAAAGACAAAGGGCGAGGAATTCCAAAAGGAGGTTTTGGGCCCAGGCAAATTCGAATTATGGAAAGCCAAGAAAATCGGGTTTAAGGATTTGACCAACGCAATGGGCAACCCTCTCAATGTGGCCCAGCTAAAATTGAAGTATGGTGAAATACCCAAGCCAGCCAAACCCGCCAAGGTCGAGATTTTGAATTTAGAGGGAACAGGCGCGGACGGGGGGTATGTTGAGTCATATAATAATTTGGTCCTAAAATTAACGGGCCAAAAGACTCCCACAGTGGATGACGTCTCAGCGGAGATTTCTGATTCCATAAGTGCGTACACTTTAGTGGCATTTAATAATATCAACACCCATCTGAGACGCACTAGACGAGTGGCCGAGGGTGCCATTGAGGAGACTGAACTTCATATTGGTCGCATAGACGATTTCATAGATTCTAGGCCCCCGACAATTGCCCCTTTTAAAACTTACAGGTCCAGGAGCAGAGACTTGGATCACAAAGTAGGTGATATTGTAACTGACGATGCCTATGGTTCTACAACTACTAGGAATGATAACATAGGATTTGGTCAAGTCTCATATGACATCACCATCCCTACCGGGTCTAAAGTGGGTCCTGTAGCCGGGATGTCCTCTTTTGCGAGTGAATCGGAAATATTGCTCCCCCGTGGATACAGACTCATGATAACCAAAATAGAAAGACAGGGTGGCACAACCAAATATGACGCCACTCTCGTGTTAGACGATATTTAAAAGCCCCAGTGGGGCACAACTAAAGAACCGGAGGTTCAAAATGGCTTTACAAGCTACAGTAACAGAAATAGATAGTGTGCCTGAGGCACTTCGTTCAGTTTATGTCGAAAAAGACGGTGCGTTCCATTTAGATGTGGATGGCATGGTAGACAAATCAAAACTGGATGATTTTCGCTCCAACAACGTTAAATTGCTGAAGGACATTGAAACCCTCCAAGGCAAATATAAAGACGTGGACGTGGATCAATATGCCGCTTTGATGAAAGCCCAAACGGACGGTAGCGATAAAAAGCTCCTGGATGAAGGCAAAATTGAAGAGTTGTTGGAAGAGCGCACAAAGAGAATGCGCGAGGCCCACAATAGCGAAATCGAAAAAGTCCAAGGTGAAAATGATACTCACAAACGCCAGCTTGAAGGTCTGATGATAGATGCTTCTGTTCGTGACAGCGCAACCAAGCAGGGCGTGGCAACCACAGCCATGGATGATGTCATTCTTAGGGCCAAGACGGTTTTTCAATTGAAAAATGGCCAAGCTACTCCATTTGATGCCAATGGAGATGTAATTTATGGATCTGGGTCTTCGGATCCGATGTCCGTGGACCAGTGGGTAAAAGGTCTCACGGGCTCAGCACCCCACCTATTCACCCCTTCAAGGGGAGCAGGTGGAAATCACGACAACCGGGGAGGCAGTGGAGGCAACCAAGTAACCAGAGCGGAATTTGAATCTATGAGCCAATTCTCTCGGTCAGACTTCGCCAAGAAAGGCGGAAAAGTGGTTGACTAACAGTGTCATCCTGTGTTATAATATTCGCAACAGTAGCGGAGTTACTGACCCTTTAAAGATTCCAGTGGAATCTAAAACCAAAGAACGAGGGCGCTACTGTCCTCGAAATTTAAACTTTTGAGGAATTATCCCCATGGCCAACGTCCTAACAGACCTAGCAGCCGATATCTACAAAGCAGCCGATACTGTCGGCCGTGAGCTAGTCGGTTTTATCCCAGCAGCAACCATCAACGCAGACAGCTCAGAACGGGTTGCTAAAAATGGCGTTATTCGTGCTGCTTACACCCGTTCAGCAACTGCTGGCGACATCACAGAATCAATGACCATTCCGGAAGGAACGGACCAGACCGTTGATAACAAGACCATGACAATCGGCAAAGCTCGTTCTGTCCAAATCCCATGGACTGGCGAAGACATGAAGCATGTTGCCAATGGTGCTGGTTTTGAAACCGTTTATGGCGATCAATTGGCTCAGGCCATGCGCACGTTGACCAACGAAATGGAAACGGACTTGGGCGTTGCAGCCTATCAAGGCGCATCTCGTGCCATTGGTACTGCTGGCACTACCCCATTTGCTTCTAACTTTAACCTCGTGGCTTCTGCTCGTCAAATCATCGCCGATAATGGTGGCGTAACCAACGATGGCCGTTTGGCTCTTGTTATGAACAGCTCAGCTGGCACTTTAATGCGCAACTTAGCAAGCTTGAACCAAGTCAACACCTCTGGTGACAGTACTTTATTGCGTCAGGGCGTTTTACTGGACCTCCAAGGTGTGTCAATGCGTGAATCGGGCCAAGTGGCTTCTCACACTAAAGGCACAGGCACAAGTTATCTTGTGAACAATGCGGCTACTGAGATTGCTGGCCAGACAGTCATCACTCTTGATGGCGGTTCAGGCACTGTAGTCGCTGGTGATTGTGTTACCTTTGCTGGTGATGCTAATATCTACGTAGTCCAGACAGCACTAGCTGGCGGTGACCTAGTGTTGAATGCTCCGGGCCTAATCGAAGCAGCAGCTAACAATGCGGCAATGACAGTTGGTAACGACTTCGCAGCTAACGTAATGTTCCACCAGTCATCTCTTGAGTTAGCAGTTCGCGCCCCTGCCGTTCCTGGCGGCACTGATGCAGCTGTTGATGCAATGATGGTTCAAGATCCACATTCCGGCCTCGTTTTTGAGGTTCGTGTCTACAAAGGTTATCGCAAGCAGATGATTGAAGTAGCCGCTACTTGGGGCGTTAAAGCTTGGAAGTCGGAAAATATGGCAATTCTCCTAGGGTAAGACCCCCTTGGCCGGGGCTAAGACGCCCCGGCCCTTTTAATCCCCCAACGAGGAGCCAAAATGCAAGATCTAAAGAGCGCAGCCACCAAAAAGGCAAAGCCCCAATCCCAAACAACTAAAATGGTGCGTGACGGCAAGACCGCTGACGTCCATCAGCTTGAAGTTCAAAATTACGCCAAATATGGCTGGGTGATAAAGTAAAATGGCCATTGATGCTACTATAGGTGGAGCAACATCTGATAGCTACTCTACTGTGGCAGACGCTGACGCTTATCACACCAACCATTTATACCATACCACTTGGACAGCCGCATCCACAGACAGCAAAGAGCGCAGCCTTAAAATGGCCACTCGTTTGTTGGATGAGCGCATCACTTGGGTGGGCTCTAAATACACAGACGAGCAACATTTGCGCTGGCCTAGAGGCTCGGTGACTGATTTAGACGGGTATTCGGTGCTGGTTACTGTAATCCCGGTCCCGGTGAAAAATGCCGTAGCAGAACTGGCAAGGCATCTCGCGGTTTCTGATTTGACTGCCCAGGCCCAAGGAAAAGGAATTGAGAGCTTAGATGCCGGGTCCGTTTCTTTGACATTTAGCAAGACAGACACGGCCGATGTTTTACCAACCATAGTCCAGGAAATGCTCCGGGGCTGGGGCACAATTCACGCTAGGGCCAAATTTGGGTCTGTCACAGTGGTGAGAACTTAAATGAGTCTTAGAGCTGCCATCGCATCTGCTGTTTCCGGGGCAATTTCGGCCACGGGCGACATCGCAGAGACCATAACTTACACTGCGACATCAGCAGCTACTTACAATGTGGCTAATGGCACTCTATCTAAGACCGACACTACATACAGTATCAAAGCTATCATAGCTCCCTCCGGGCCAGCTGGCCTAGACGGTAAAACAAGAATTGAACCCGAACATACTGGCGCATTATCAGTATTATTTGCTAGTGCTGATTTATCTGCGACACCAGATAGTTCGGACACCATTACCAGAAAGGGTCTGGTTTATAAAGTAACCCAGATTACCTTCGATGCAGCAGGTTCCACTTACACTTTAATTGTGGAGCGTATGGGATGAGCTTTACCTTAGACATTAGAGAATTTGCAGAAGCTGCCGGGCTTGAGCTTGAATTAGTGACCCGGAAGGTCGCATTAGATGCTTATTCTAGGGTGACTAGAAAGACTCCAGTAGACACGGGGCGAGCTAGGGCCAATTGGAATGTTGGCGCGGGTAGACCTGATTTAAGCACCACGAAGGGGGGCGAGTCTTCCCCTTCCCCGTCTCTCAAAAAAGGCGATGGTGAAGCAGCGATATACATAACCAACAACCTAGACTACATATCTGATTTAGAGGACGGCAGCAGCAAACAATCTCCAAACGGTATGGTGTCTGTTACAATGTTAGAATTAGAGGCCGGAATTAAAAATGTCCTTCGCTAATGAAAGAACGAGCATAGAGTCTAGGCTAAATAGCAATTGGGGCACTACTGCCATTCAATGGGAAAACGTAGATTTTAATACCCCCAATAACGCCCCCTGGGTCCGGTTGTCTATCCTCAACGGAGACTCAGATTACAGGGCCATAGATTCTAAAAAAATCCATCTAGGTCTAGTAGTGATTCAACTATTTACCCCCATCAATACGGGTACAGCAACTGCTAGGGGCTATGTGGACACCCTCGCAGCTATTTTTGATGACCAATCGTTTGACGACGTGGTTTGTGGTGTTGCTTCTATCGCCAATGTTGGAACTTCAGACGTATGGTACCAAATAAACATCACAATCCCCTATAGGAGGGACGAATAAATGAGCACTTTACTTTATCCGCCCACTGGAGGAGAGCCCGTATTGGCTCACGATACTCAAGTGGATAGAATGAAAAACAAGGGTTGGTTAGAAACGAACCCCAAAACTGGCAATTTAGCCAAACCAACCCCAACCAAAAAGGTGAATAAAGATGGCGAATCATAAAGGCAGTGAAGGCGTAGTTAAAATTGGGTCTGATACAATCGCAGAAGTGAAAGACTGGTCATTTGACGAGACAGCCGACACTACTGAAGACACGGTTATGGGCGATGCTGCCAGAACTCGTAAATCCACTTTAACCTCAGCTTCTGGCTCAATCAACGCATTTTGGGATGAGACCGATACTGCCGGACAGGTAGCAATGTCTGCAGGCAGTGAAGTCGCATTGAAGTTATATCCAGAAGGAGCGACCACGGGCGATACTTTTTACTCAATGTCAGCGCTTATCACCAGTGTTTCACGCAGTGCTACATTTGACGGCATGGTAGAAGCGAGCTTTAGTTTCGAGTCTAACGGTGCCGTCACTGCGGCTGTTGTGTCATAATGAGCATACTTGAAAATGCCCGGGCCCATTTTGAGTCCAAAGGCATCCGCCAAATCGAAGTTCCTGAATGGGGCGCAACAATACATTGTACTCCCTTTACCATGAACGAAAAGCGCAAGCTTCTTAAAGTGGCCAAGAATGACGATTTGGAATTTTTAGTGAGAGCGTTGATCATGAAGGCCCATGACGCGCAGGGCGAGCCATTGTTTGACCTGTCTAATAAAGTGGACCTAATGAACAGCGTAGACCCAGACGTGATAACTCGTGTGGTCACAGAAATCACTTCCTCTGATTCCGTCGAGGATATGGAGGGAAACTAAAAGCCGACCCCGAGCTCATGGGGCTGTATGCCTTGGGTGATCGGCTGAGAATACCCATACACGAGCTGGCAAATATGTCAGTAGAAGAGTTTAACGGCTGGGTGGCCTACTACAGGATGAAGGAAGATGGCGGTAAATAGGCTAGCAGTATTGGGCATTACGGTTGACCCCACAAAGGCAATCGCGGGTTCCCGCAGAGCAAATGCCGCCATTGCGGGGGTGGGCCGGGCAGCATCCAACGTTAAAAACCGGATTTTCAGTCTGCAAGGGGCTTTAGTGGCCCTTGGCGGAGGGGTGGTGATCAGAAGCTTCCTGAGAACCGCTTCCTCTATGGAAAATCTGAAAATCCAGCTTAAAACCGTGACGGGTTCAGCTAAT